GTTCGCTCTTGTCAAGTACAATCCTCGTTCGGCAAACACATCCGCAGGCGAATGGTTGATCACTTCGCTTAACCTTCTTTTAACAAACATACTTGGATCGCAATACGTTGCCTGTGGATAACGACCACCCGTAAACGGACAACTTTCTATCATTTTTACTATATTATCGGCATGTTGCGAAGCCGTAGCGTTTGCTTGGTAATACTCGCTAATGCGATAAATATTCCCATCATAGTCCACAGTGTATAGACCATAAGACGTTGGAGCAGCTTCGCCATAATCCATCCCTCCAAACAAAGGCCAATGGTCAGGTATCTCAAAACTGTTCACAAGTACTTGTTTTTCATGCCAGTTAGTAAAATACTGACCTACAAAACTATCCCAATCGCCCTCTAACCACGCTTTAACCAGTTGTTCATCGCCTACACCTTCTAACCGTTTAATATATCCAGGATCTCGATCCAGCAATATTTTGTTGTCTGTCACCAAACTGCGAATATACATACGGTTCATACCGTCATCGCCTTCAATAACAGAAGACTCTTCTCCGGCATCAATGTAATAATCTTTTACGTTGTTATGGTTTGGGCCACCGGGGTTGCCCGATGCACGTATACGTTTTGTCGGAACCTCCGCAGCACCTGTACGTAAACAAGCCTTTAGCTTATGATACGCTTTCATGTCGTTCCAGCTTGTAAGCTCATCCCATCCAATCCAAGTATACTGCTGACCTTGAAAATGGTCTGCATCCGCTTCGTTTTCTAAGTGTCGGAGCTTTAAATTGGAGCCATTTTTAAATATCCACTGGTGTGTACCCACCTTATATTCCGCATCAGGGTATGCAGCACGAAAAATCTGGCGAGAACGGTCAATAATCTCGTCCAACTCAGGGTAAGTGCGCCTAATCAGCACCCCTTTCCAATGTTCACCGTAGGTATCTACGTCCGAAAGGAAGTCTCCAAGCAAAAATTCTGACTTTCCACCACCACGCGCACCGCCAAAGAACAATTCATCAACAAAAGATGCTCGAATTGCTTTTTCTTGCGGCCCAGGTTGCGGCATCCAAGTCATTTGGTTTTAACCTTGATCTTTTTAGGTTTTGCAACCGGAACACTGCGCCAATCCTTGTTTTCTCGGTGCAAACTGCCCCAATTATGCACAATTTTAGCTACTCTACTGTCTGTAGGGTATATTTTGGGTTGATATGCTTGTTCTTCAAGTTTCATCAGAAGTTTCCACTGTGTATGTTGTTTCTACCGCTTGATCCATCTTGTTATTCTGTTTTAACCACTCATCGTAACTGTCAGCCCGTGGAGGCACATTCAATCCCTTAACCTCAACGGTATGCTCAACCTGTATGCGGTGATCACCTACTTCTTCACGTAACTCCTTTAAAACCTTTAACTTAAGTGCTACTCGCCTGTCTTCAATCTTATGATACAACTCCTCTAAAGCTAACACCCTGTTTTTACGCCAAGCTAAAGGCACATCGTCAAAATTAGACCGATCCCGTTCAATCTCTTTCTTTAACGCTTTGTCAAATTCTGCATTCTTACGCCAGCGATAAATCGTACCCCGATCCACTTCAAGCGTTTTAGCCACCTTGTCGTTTGCCCTGGAAGGATTCCACCTATCCAACACAATCAACTGCACTGCCTGTTGCTGTAAATCACTTAATGCCATCAATAACTCCATAACGCAGGGCGAGGAACATGAAAATTATCGTCTGCACCTACCGTATCCAGATGCAAAAACCGCCTCGACCCACTTTGCTGCACCCCAATACCCGTAAACCCTAACTTTATAGCAGCAAAAAGCACCTGATAGGCAAAACCACGTTCACATGCTACATCTACCGCTTTACCCGTAGTATGCGACCCGGCAGGCTTATCATCCGCTATCTTAGCCGCTTCAATCGAATGATCCATAGACCTATAACCCGAAGTGATCGTCAACGGCTTACCTACCGCCTCACGCAGTTTCTGTAACTTATCCATAAACTCATCGTCCAACCGACACATACCCGTTTGGGAACAACACATCTCTGCATGGGAAAAGTTAGGCCAACGATCTTCTGGCCATTCACTTTTTTTATATTCTGTTATCATAACCGTAAATGTATTAAAAACAAAAATCTACGCAACATAAAAAAAATAATACAGCAAAAACGTGGGATTCCCAAAAATAAAACTCGTTGACAAATAAAAACCACCCCCCTATCTTCCAACACGCTTCGGATCAGTAGAGGACGAGTGTAGCATCGCTACCCCACTGGCTCTACAGACCGTGATACAGTCGCTACCAGGGGGTGGGTCAACAGCGACAAACCTTGGGTGAAAGCAGGGAGAGGTGACCTACGGTTCGGTGTAGAATCGACAAGTAGCCTGCAAACCGGAATGACACACCGCTCTTTCGGCAGCTATACGAGGAACTCAACGTGACGGTCAAAGTCATCTCGAGGGAAAAAGCGTAAGACAGGAGAGAGGCTAACAACCTCCTCCGTCTACAGCTAACACACATAAACCACAGGCAAAACTACCTGGGGTAAGACACCGGTGTAACTTCCAAAGAATCTAACGCTCAGGTCAAATAGCCAAACAGTAGTACAACATTCCGCAAAATGATCAGAAACAGGGACACGTATGGCTGAGTATATACGGGTTCGATCCTGTTTAGGCCGACGGGTGGGTGCTTCGCCTACATGGATTTTCAAATCGTTTAAAAACAACAACTTACGCTTGTTTGGCTACCCAGCTAACTCAAGGTATGATAAGGTAACTTATAGAGCCTGACTATGCGAATTGCTATATTAATCGCGTAAAGATTATCGGATTGTTTGCATATGTTTGTTGTTAAACATGCCAACAACCAAACAACAACCAAACGAAACCCAAACAAAAACCAAACAAACAAGCCGGACCAAACCAAACCAAAACCAACAAACAAAACTACAACTATATGTTGTCAGTATTTAATTTTATTTTTGCTCGCCGGTAACTATAACAGATTTTTGTATCTGTTTTTTTGTGTTTTTGTTTTGTGGTTCGAGCCTGGCAAAGGAATAATTATGGAACCTTGATATTAATTTTATGAGTCGATCAATATTGACCTAATTATTGATGAAAAAATTTTTTTTGCCATAGCTGCCTAAACATGTAGGGTCAAAAAACCCTTGTAATTGTAGGACATTAACTTAACTATGAACTCTCAAACGCTTTAAAAGTCCAAATTAGGCACAAAAAAATACCCTTACAAGTTTTTAGGCTTGCAAGGGTACTTGACGTTACAGACTGTAATTAATCTTCTATGTTGTTACCTATCACAACAAACAATATTACTACTATTAAGACAATTACTTCCATACTATATGCGCTTTTCGTTTATTGGATCATAGATACCTTGTAGGCTGTAGGTTAGGCTATAATTGTCTATACTCGATATGTCCCTATTTGGAATCTTAGTATAGTCGTAGAAGCTTATACCCTTATGGCTATCAAATAGGCTTTTATCTATGCGCTCCCAAATAATATCGCTTGTGCCATTTAATCGTACATAGCTTTGCTTCTGTTTTTTTGCGCTCCTAATCTCAAGTAATTCTAATTCATGGTGAAGTTGTCTTAAAAATTTTTTCCTATCATCAAAATAAAAGTCTGTCTTACGTTTTCGCGCTCTATCTATTTGCGTAATTTCGTTGTCATTTAATCGAAAATTACGTCCTGAGCGATCCAAACAATATCGCCAACAATTGAGCTTTTTTTCTGTCGTTTGTTTGGCTTTACCTTTGGTAATTAGTCCACAAATAATATTACTTGGATCTAATGGCCTTAAATCACTCGTAGTCGCGTCTAATACTTGAATATTCCAGAATGTCTTAGGTATAAAATTCTTAAATACTACAGCTACATTTTGGCCATTCTTGGCGTATTGTTTGGCATATTCTGTGTTGTCCTGATCAGCAAAACTACAGACTTGCTTTCCTGATTTTTTATATGGCGATAAATGCAAAATAACGCTTTCGGCTTTACCCTTGTCTTTAGCCATTTTAGTATTACCGTTTTGTCGCGTAAATAGTTCCATGGGTATCCTTTAAAAAGTTAAAGGCCCACAAGAGCTATTAACTCTCATGGGCCTAAATTGTGGGTTGTTGTGCTATCTAATCGCGTAAACTATAAGTGATATTGTGGCAATTACTATCATAGCGTAATCAAGTATCTCGTCGCTCATAGCTTGTCAAATTGAGCGCGAGTTAAGACAAAAATATTCTCTATATTCTTATAGCGAAATTGCAAGGTAGACCAAGCGGTATCGTTTGCAAAATCTTCTTTGCTTGCTATTCCACTAGTCATAAATCCTACTAAGTTTCTATGCTCAAAATCTTTACCGTTTTTGAAGTCTTCTAACATAGCCTTTTTACTTTTATAGTCGCGACCATATGCGGGTAAAACTGTGACATTGCTTGTTGCTCTATTTGGCATGGCTAGTCCTCTATGGTTAGTGAGTTAATGTTATAATAGATGGGAAGTAATTCGCTATTTTGAAGCTTTAGTTTCCACTCTCTTAATTCTTTTATATTCAATTTGCGACGTTTCTTGTCTTGACGTTTTAGACGTTCATTAACTTTTCTTTTCATTATTTAAAAATCGCCAAACAAATAAAAGCAAGCAAGGTAACTTGTACGCCAATTAACCCCCAAAAATCCCAAGTAGTCTTGAGTCGATATTGTTTGGTAAATCTACCCTTGCTATCTCTGACAGGCTCTAAGTAAATCATATGCCAATGTGCGCTATAGGCTCCTGATTTTGTGTAGCGAGTCGTTGAAAGTTTCATGTGTTACCGTCCTATGGTTTTGTCGGCGTTATTGCCAACACTCTAATTAACGGTACTTTGAAAATAAAAGCAAGCACTATTGTATCCTAATAGCACATTTTTACACATATAATGTATAGAGAAAAGTTCCGGGAGCTATAACCTATTGTTTTTATAGGAACTTATGCCAATTTATGGCCAGTTAACAGCGGCGCTGGTGTTCATAACCTATTGTTTTTATTAATACTTAGACCACTAATTACCCCGGAACAATTCTATAACTTATTGTTTTTATATATAGTTGCATGATTTTTTAATTAATTTTGAAAAAAAATGGGATATATAGGG